CGCGCTTGCAGACGCTGAGGAGACCGCCGCCGCCGCCACACAAGATGAGGAATCGGGATATGGCGGAACCGACGAAAACCTCGACTCCCTCGTAGATTCCATCCTCGAAAAGCTTAACGTCGACATGGGCGCAGAACTGTCCGGCTGGGCCGGCCGCCCCACAACCCAACTCAAGGATGAGCAAGAAAAGGCACTAGCCGGCGCTCAGACGGATGATGTAAAAGAAGATTTAGAAGATTTGAACAAAGCTCAAGAAGAGTTGTTTGCAGAAAATAAGCAACTCAAAGAGCAAAATGATCAATATAAGCAAGCATTCAACGAGCTTAAGGAGAATTTACAAGATGTAAATCTTTCTAACGCTCGCTTGCTATATACGAACCGAGTATTGAGAAATACCTCCCTAAATGAGCGGCAAAAAGATAAAATTGCCGAAGCTATTTCCAGCGCTGGTTCATTAACAGAAGCAAGAACGATCTATGAAACGCTTCAAAGCACAGTGGAGGCATCTCCCAAGAGAAGCCCACAATCGCTGAGCGAGGCAATTGGTCGTCGGTCTACTGTATTACGGGCTACTCGTCAAGAGATGCCCTCATCCGATCCCCTCCAGGATCGTATGAAAAGATTAGCTGGAATAAAATAAATAATCATATAAATAAAGGAGGTGATTTTAAAATGTCTAGTATTATCGAAAGATTGACCGAAGGAGTTGTCAATCGTGATATGCGCGCAGAAGGTCATGCTCTTCTTTCCAAGTGGGAGAAGACTGGACTTCTAGAGGGGCTCAGCACTGATGCTTCTCGTTCTACAATGGCGCGCCTGCTTGAAAACCAAGCAAAGGAGCTTCTTCGTGAAACTTCTACAATGGCCGGTGGTGATGTTGAGGGCTTCGCAGCTGTCGCATTCCCAATCGTCCGCCGCGTGTTCGCGGGCCTTATCGCCAACGAACTCGTTTCAGTTCAGCCGATGAGTCTACCCAGTGGCCTCATCTTCTTCATGGACTTCACTATCTCAAGTAACGGTGCGGGTCTCCCGCGTCTTGGTTATGGTGATCCCCAAGGAGATGAATCGTCCCTGTATGGTGGCGCCGTGGTTGGTGCTCAATTGACCGGTGGTGTGAACCTTGCTGGAGCTAACGCCGAAGATGGTCCGTATAACCTAAACAACGGTTATTCCTCTCCGACCGGCTCTGGTCAGATTCTTATTAGCGCACTATCCTCAAGTGTCTACAGCTCTTCTGCTGGTGACATTCCGAGTCTTTGCGATTATGATGCTGAGCTTGAGTCACAGTCAGGTACTGCGACTGTTGCTGTTGGTACCGTTCTTCTTAGTCAGCTAACTGACTTCGATGCTGATAACGGTAACCGCGACTTCACGGCCTTCGTGTTGTCTGCATCCAACGGAAACGGCGGAATGGCCCGAGTTTATAGCTCTGGTTCTTCAGTCAGCGGTGTGCAACTGAAGCGCCTTACTCGTATTACGGGTTCGGGTGCTGATACGCACGCACTTGTGGTCGTGGCATCTTATGATGGTAGCGCCACAGCAGCTCAGCTTATGGAAGCCCTTACAGGCTCTATGGGCGCTTCAGAAGCGGTCGGTACAATTTCGTCCGGTTCTTGGGCTATCACTGACGACTTCGTCGATGGTGGTGCTCTTGGTTCTGTGGTCGGTGACGATCCGTGGGGTCTTGAGAACAACCAAAACATCCCCGAGATTGACATCAAGGTCGATTCCGTGGCTGTTACCGCTGTGACCAAGAAGCTCAAGGCTAAGTGGACTCCGGAGTTAGGTCAAGACCTTAACGCCTACCACAACCTTGATGCTGAGGTTGAGCTTACTTCAATTCTCTCTGAGCAAATTGCTCTTGAGATTGATCGCGAGATCCTTGAAGACCTCATCCGTGGTTCAGCTGCTGGTACTAAGTATTGGGCCCGTTCGCCCGGTCTCTTCGTCAACCGTGATACGGGCGCCGAAGTTGGTGCTAACACCAAGGCCCCGGACTTCACCGGTACAGTCAGTGAGTGGTATGAGACTCTGGTTGAAACCATTAACGATGTGTCGGCGGCAATTCACCGCAAGACTCTTCGTGGTGGGGCTAACTTCGTGGTCGTAGGACCTGAAGTCGCCAACATCCTTGAGTTCACCGCTGGGTTCCGTGCTTCCGTCACTAGTGACGACGAGCGCGGCTCAATTGGTGCGGTTAAGGTTGGTTCGCTTACCAAGAAGTTCGATGTTTACGTCGATCCTTACTTCTTGCGTAACGTGGTTCTTGTCGGCCGTCGCGGCTCCTCTTTCCTCGAAAGCGGATTCGTATACGCTCCGTACGTACCACTGCAGACCACACCCACCATCTTCGGACCCGAAGACTTCGTGCCCCGTAAGGGCGTGATGACTCGCTACGCCAAGAAGATGGTCCGTCCTGATATGTACGGTCTTGTCGTGATTCGCGGCATGATTGGTGAAAGCGGCTCTAGCACCTAAGCTCTAAGCTAAGCATACGCTAAATATTTAAAGCCCCCGTCGATTGGCGGGGGCTTTTTGTTTTTGGAGCAAAAAGTTAAAAATGTCGATTCTCTCAAGTTTTTCGCCGGTAAATTTTTGAGATTTTCGTTTTTGACAATAATGGTGAACTACTTAGTACGTACGATAGGTACATTATATAGGAGATTATAACATGGGCAAGAAATGGAAACGTCTGTTAGTTGCACGAAGAGCCGCAGCCAAGGGTGCCGCGACAACGCCGGCCGAGACGGTCGCAGACGAGGTGGTCGCCGAAGCCCCCGCAGTTGAGAAGGTTGTCGAGGCGCCTAAGCAGGTCAAAACAAAGGCTAAAGTTAAAACCGCCAAAAAGAGCACCAAGGTGCGCACCAAGGTGAAGACCGCAACCCTTGACGATCAATAAATAAACAATTTATTGAGCGCTGAGTTTTGTGGTTGTATCCACTATTTATGTAATAGGAGGGTCTTTGGGTGCCAACCAACCTTAGTCCAAAATCACAAACTAGTACGGTAATCTTAACACCAACCGGCAGCACCGACTTGGTAACAGGGTCGCTGCCGTTTGGTGTCTATACTGGATCGACCGCTTTTATCAGCGGCGCCTCAGATCAAGTCGCATATGTATATAAAAAGCTGGGTGGCGATGTTGTTGATATTGAACTTACCCCATCTAATGTATACGCAGCGTATGAAGAAGCCGTTCTAGAATATTCATATATAGTTAACTTGCACCAGGGCAAAAATGTCCTCTCCAGTGTGCTGGGCAACACCACCGGCACATTTGATCATAAGGGCGACTTGACCGACGGCCCCTCTGGGGTGAATCTTAAATATCCTCGCTTTCAGGTAGGATATGGTCGCAAAGTGGGCGATACCATGATCACAATGGCCGGCCTCGGCGGAACTCAGCCTCAATATTCGGCATCATTCAAACCTGTTAGTAAACAACAGGACTATGATCTTCAACAGATTATTGAGGATGCATCAACGTCCGGAGAAGACTCCGCAGGAAAGGCAGTGCCCTTCTCTGGAAAAGTCGGCGACAAGCGAGTAATCATCACTCAAGTGTTTTATAAGACTCCTCGCGCCATGTGGCGTTTCTATGGGTATTATGGCGGAATTGGTGTGGTAGGAAATGCGTCAACATACGGCCAATTTGCTGACGATTCAACATTCGAACTAATCCCTACGTGGCAGAATAAAATGCAAGCTATCATGTATGAGGATTCTTTGTTTACGCGAACATCCCACTGGTCCTACGAACTGATCGACAATAAGTTGCGATTATTCCCAGATCCGGGTTATTGGGATTTCTCAACCTTGGATCGAATGTGGGTGAGATTTTATATTGACGATCAGAACGCGTGGGATGCAAATAGTGGATACGCAGACGGCACCAAAGGCATCAATAACCTCAACACGGTCCCGTTTGACAATCTTCCTTACGAAAACATCAACTCTATGGGCAAACAATGGATTCGCAAGTATGCGCTGGCCCTCTCTAAAGAGATGCTGGGACAAATTCGAGGAAAGTTTACCCAAATTCCCATTCCCGGCGAATCGGTCACGTTAAATCATTCAGAGCTGTTAGCTCAAGCTAAAGAGGAGCAGCAGCAACTTAGAGACAAGCTAAGAGAAATGCTAAATGAGGTTGAATACAAAGAGCTAGTTAAATATGACGCAGAAACAACAGACGCAGTCGCAACTACATTTAAGGGGTCGCCTTTGCCGATCTTTGTGGGGTAATGAAAAATGTCAGATGAATGGAAGAGGCCAGCCAGCCCCCCGCCCCCGCTCTTCTTAGGAAAGAAAGAGCGAGACCTAGTCAAGCAGGTCAATGATGAATTAATTGAAAAGGTCATTGGTCAGCAAATTCTTTATTATCCTATTGATATGGAGGCCACTGATTTCCATGAATTATATGGAGAAGCCATTGAAAAAACCTATCTTCCCCCCATTAGGGTTTATGCCTTAGTCGAATTCACAGACTTTTCTACTGAATATATGCCCGACGCCGGCATTGACAAAACATGGGAAATTAACATACATTTTCACAATCGCCGGCTTGAAGAAGATCAAGATCTGTATGTTCGAGAGGGAGATTTTGTTTTGTATGGTAGTTATTACTACGAAATAGTCAAACTTACCGAGCCTAGGAAGCTATTTGGTCAAGTTGATTATGATTTTGAATTGTCTGCCCGGTGTAGACGAGCAAGAAAGGGATTATTCGATGCTACCTGATGATTTTAGCTTTGCGATGCTTCCACCCGGCACCAAATCGGGCACTTTGCGCGAATTGGGGATGCTAGCCTCAACTTTGGAAACCATTGATCATGCTTTGGTTTCTTGGGTCAAGGAAGATCTTAAACTAAGCGCCCGCACAAACGAGGGGTTCACAGCAGTGCCTATTCTCTGGCA